ATAAATGATGCATATTATAATCTCACTTTTGTTGCACATAACGTACAGCAAACAGAAATGTGGGTATGCTATCCTAGTATAGGGTCGCAATATTGTAACAAAGCATTAATTTATAACTATGTTAATAACTCATTTACTTTTCGTGATTTGCCTGACATTTATCACATTGGTAATGGAATTGTAGACCCTGGTGCTACATCCATAACTTGGAATACACAGACAGATACATGGACTGATTATAGTGGGGTATGGGGAGAAAGAACCTATAATCCTACAGAAAGAAGTATATTGATGGCAGGAACATCAGATACTAAATTGTATCGTGGTGATTTTGGCAGACAGTTCGATGGTGAAAACTACATATCGACACTAGAAAGAAAAGGATTAACCTTAGATGGTAATACAAATACTGTTAAACAGGTAAGAAAACTAACACCTAAAGTAGGTGGTTCAGGTAATGTTGTTATATCGGTTGGAAGTTCTATGTCGCCTAATGGTACATATACTTATACAGCAGGACAAAACTTTGACCCAACACAAAACAACAAAGTAGATTGCAGATCAACAGGCAAATATATTGCAGTAAGATTTCAACACACAGACAACAGCCCATTTGAACTTAATGGCTATGATTTAGAGTATGAAGTTATAGGGGAAAGATAATGGCACAAGCTCCTAAGTATGTACCTAATCCTGTACCTGCTAACTCAGAAGATTTACCAAGATATATATTTGAAGAACTAACTAAGCTACAAGGGGCATTACAAGAAAACCCTATAGCATTTATAGAAGAAAAGAATGTTGAACCTAGCAGAGTAAAGCAAGGTGATATCGCTTATGCTGATGGCACTAACTGGAATCCAGGACAAGGTGAAAACCTATATTACTATGATGGTACTGTATGGAGAGCATTTGCAGGTGGTAGTGGTGCAGGAGATTTTGGTTTCTTTTATGATACAACTGACCAAACACCAACTTTAGTAGATACAGCTTATCCCATAACTTTTGATAGTTCAGGCGATACACAAGGTATAAGCATTGATGGCACAGATGCAAGTAAACTTAACTTTACTCATACAGGTAAGTATCATGTAAGTTTTCATGCGACTTTATCATCAGCAAGTGCTAGTACAAAAACTGTGTATTTCTTTCCAAAGATAAATGGAGTAACCAGTTCTCAGTCTACGATTATTTCTACATTACATGAAAATACAGAGAAGAAAATAATATCTAGGAATGGAATATTTAGCATAACAGCAGGACAATACTTACAAGCATTTTGGGCATCGGACAGTACTGACGTAGAACTACAACATAATGCAGCTACAGCATTTGCCCCTGAAACTCCATCTGTTACACTCAGTATTATACAAGTAAGTCAATAGGAGAAAGCAATGATTTATGTATCAGGAATACCTGCAGAGTATATTGATGACGTGTGGGAAGATTGTAAAAAATATGTAGAAATGGGCAATAACAAATCCCAAGAAGAGATGGACGTACATGATATCTACTTCTTTTTAAAAGAAAAAGAAATGCAACTATGGGTTATCTTTGACAAAGACAATGGCAAAGAGATCAAAGCAGTTATAACAACACAGATTTTAAACTATCCACAAAAGAAAGTGTGTCGTATCGTTACGTTAGGTGGCAAGGAACTAGACACATGGGTAGCAGAAACACTAGAAATACTGGAAGAATGGTCACAAGAACAAGATTGTGATGCTATGGAAACAGTATGTCGCAAAGGATTTATTAAAAAATTAAAGAATTTCGGATATGAACAAACATATACCATACTCGGAAAAGAACTTACAACCATACACTAGGAGAATATTATGAGTAAAGGTGGAGGAGGAGGTACTAATACAGTACAAAAAGCCGATCCATGGGCAGGGCAACAACCCTACCTAACTGACTTATATAGACAGGCACAAACACAATACCAAGCAGGACCACAGCAGTTCTATCCAGGCAGAACTTATGCTGAAGCTAGTCCTACAGTTTATCAAGCTGAAGAATTACAAAGACAAGCAGCATTAGCTCAAGCAGGATTAGGATTAGGTTCTATTGTTCCAGGATTCCAACAAGCATTAATGAGTCCTGCACAAAGATTTCAAGACCCAATGCTACAAGAATCTTTAGCAGCAAATCTTAGACCTATAGAAGAAACTGGCTCAAGGTTATTACAACAAGCTAGACGTGGTGCTACACAAGCAGGACAACTAGGTGGCACAAGACAAGCAATACTAGAATCAGAAGTAATAAAAGATATTACTCAGAAACAAGCAGATGTTGCATCAAAAATGTATGGTGATGTGTATGGTGACGTTCTTAGAACACAAGCTGCAACATTAGGTCTTGCTCCTAGTATTATGGGTACATTTGCTCAACCTGCAGCAACACTAGCCCAAGTAGGTGCAGCAGAAACAGCAAGAGCACAACAACCTATAACAGAAGCTATGCAACGATTTGCATTTGAACAGGAAGCTCCAGGCAAAGCATTAACTCAATATGGAAATATTGTAGCAGGAAGTATACTTCCACCAACAACAACAACTACAGGACCAGGTGCACAAGGACCAGGGGTATTAGGTGGAGCATTAGGTGGAGCAGGTTTGGGATATTTAGCAGGTGGTATGGCAGGTTATGCAGTTCCTGCATCAGCTACTGGATTAGCAGCAATCAATCCATATATAGCAGGTGGAGCAGTATTAGGAGGATTATTAGGATGATGAACCTATTTAATATGTTATTAGGACCTAATACAGGTGTTAATGTAGATGACATGACAATGGCACAAAAAAGAGGTTTGTATGGGAGTATGTTTGATCCTATGGAAGCAGGTCGTGAAAGACTAAGAGCCATGACAGCACCTGAAATAACACCAGGAGCAGGAATGAATCCAATGTTAGCACAAGCATTACTAAGTGGAAGTATGGGTTTACTTAGCCCACAACAACCACAAATAATGCCAATAGTGCCACAACAAGCAACACCTGGCTTAAATTTACAAACACCTAGTTTAAATAGATTCTATGGAGGACTTTTATAATGGCAGAGATAAATAATCCACTACAACAAGTTCTTCAGGAAAATTTACAAGAACTTAGAAAAAGAAATTATTATGAAGGTGATTTAAGACCTGGAGGAGTTCTTGGTCTTTATGAAGGATTATCTAGTCCAAATGAAGAAATAAGAAAAGCTGCTGCAGATAGGTTTGGAGTAAGGTTTGTTCCAAATGAATCATTAGAAAAAGGAATGTCTGTTCAGCAAAAAAATGAAGCAGCTAAACAAAAAAATCTTTTAGAAACAGGTTTTGCTCAAGGTAATACAGTTTTAAAAAATATTTTTGACGCACCTCAAAATATAAATAACGTAAACAACCAAACAAGATCAGCACAAAATGAGCAAAATTTACAAGAAAACATATTTGGCGAAAGACTAGCACAAGCATTATTTCCAGGAATTAACCAAGATAATAAACAACTAATTAATGCAGCAATACTTCGTGGGAGTTTAGAATTACTTAAACCTAGACAACCTGGTGAAAATCTAGCATCACAACTAGGTAGAGGTTTAGAAGCAGGTACACAGTTTGGTAAAGATATTCAACAAAGAGGATTAGAAGCACTAGCAACACAAGCAAAACTTTCACAAGCTCAAGCAGCTTTACAAAAAGCAAAACTAGGTAAACAAGTATCTGTTACAAAAGAGAAAAGAGAAGCATTTGGAGAAGTAATAGATACTATATATGACACAGACCCTACTTTCAAAACAACTGTTGATTTAATAAAACAAAAAGTTGGAACAGATATAGGTTCTGACCTAGGAGATGATCAAAGAAGGGCTATAGAACTAGAAGCTATGTCTATTAATGCTTCTACAGGTTTAGGGGTTGTTGAGTCTACAAAAATAGCAGCTCAAAACTTTTTAACAGGACAAAAATCTATACCAACTACATCAGGTGAAGATATAGATGCTGATGTAACTGAGCAATAAATATGGCAGATACAATAACATTAGAAAGAATACAAAATTCACCAAGACTTCGTGAACTAGGAGCTTTACCAGGTGATCAGATAGAAAATAAAAAACTTATTAGGAATTTTTCTGATAAAAGTGATAGTGTTGATTTAGGCGAAAAACTTACTGAAGAAAGAATAAATAAATCTGAAAATTTAAAAAATTTAGAAGCAAAACCAGGCGATAGAATTGTTAATAAAAAGTTAATTAGAACAGAAACAGATGACGCTTTTACTCAGTTTATGTATGGATACGACAAACAGAATAATTTTGTTGGATATCTTTCAGATGTTCTTGAAGCTAGAATGCCTTTAGGTCAGTTTAGTATTACCCTAGATAAAGGTTTTGAATATCATACACCTGAGTCTGTTTATGGCGAAGGGTTTGATGAGGCAAGTATAGCAGAAAGAAAAGACATGATTCTCAGAAAAAGGGAAAGAGATTTAATGGAAGAATATGGTCCATACTTTGACCCACAAGGAGGAACAGCACAATCAATAGGTGAAATTACTGGCAGTATACTTGATGTATCTACTTTATTACCTGTTGGACATACAATGAAAGCTGCAGGAGCTTTATCTGCACTCTATGGTGGAACTTATAGTGTTGTAGAGGACTTAGCTAAGCAAGGTGAAATAAATCCTGCTAAAGCTGCTTTATATTCAGGTATTGGTGGAGTAGCAGGAGTAGGTTTAACTGCTCTAGGCAAAGCAATAAAACCATCAACCTTAGAACAAAGAGCAACAAAACTTGTTAAACAAGCAGAAAAAGATATTAATATAGAAATAGCTCATGGCATGTCACCAAAAGCTGCTCAAGAATTAATTGAACAACAATATCCACAGTTAAATGAAGCATTAACAATTTCAGGACAAAAATTAAATATTGCACCAACAAAATCTATGGCAGAAAAGTCAATAGATAATACTATAGCAAATGATAGTGCTTTAGGAAGAGTGATAAATCCTGGGTTAGATAAATATTTAGGTGTTTTATCAACAAGAATAGGAAATATTTCTCAACCAATTTTAAGAAGAATGAGAAGGTTTGAGTATGATGTTCATAAAAATACAGTAGATAAGCTAGAAGAACTTAATCCCTTTTTAGAAGGAATGCAAAGTCTTAAAAAATTAAATCCTACTAAATACCAAATTGTTACTAAATCTTTATACAATGGAAATTATGATATAGCTAAAGTAAATATGCCTGAATCATTGAGAGAACAATTTGCTAATGTGGTTGAGCCATCTTTGAACAAAGTTTATGATGACTTAAACGATAGTGGATTAGTATTTCAAAAGTTAGATAATTATTTTCCTAGAATAGTAAAGGACTATGAAGGTCTAATGAAAAATATTAGTGGGTATCAAAAGACTCAAATACAAAAACTACAAGATGAATACGCAAAAAGAAAAGGTAAGGTTGGAGCTGCAGAATTAACTGATCAAGAAAAGTCTGAAGTAGCTAATCGTTTTTTAAGAGGTTATGGTTTAAAAACTGATGGTCTCCCAAAATTTGCAAAAACTAGAAAGTTAGAAAATCTTACAGATGAACAAATAGAGAAATATTATTCTAGTCCAGAAGAATCTTTAAATTTATATTTTAGAAATGCTATTAATACAATAGAAAGAAATAAATTTTTTGGTCGTAATTTATCAAAGTCTAAAGGAGATATTGATATAGATGATTCTGTTGGAAAATTATTAGCAGAAGAAAAATCATTGAACCCAGACCAAATAGATGACTTAACTGGTTTAATAAAAAGTAGATTTATAGGTGGAGAACAGTCTACAGGTTCTACTATAGGTACAATAAAAGATTTAGGATATATGGGAACTATTGCTAATCCTATATCTGCTATTGTTCAATTAGGTGATCTTGGTGTTTCGGGGGCTTTAAATGGTTTTAGGAACACATTTGCTTCTTTATTTAAAACTAAAGATATAAAATTAATTGATGTAGGAATTAATAATGCTATGCAAGAGGTAGCAGAAGGTGGAACTAGGAAGACTGCAAAATTGCTTAATACCCTTTTTGATATATCTGGATTTAGAACATTAGATAGATTAGGTAAAGAAACATTTATGAATGCGTCTATTAAGAAAGCAGTAAAAGAAGTAAAAACACCTGCAGGAGAAAGAGCGTTCAAGCAAAAATGGGGAAAATTTTATGGAGATGATGTCCTTTCAATCATAGATGATTTGAAAAATTATAACCCAAAATCTAAAGGTGGCTCTGGAGTTACTAATAATATTAAGTTTCATGCTTTTAATGAGTTGTCTGGTATACAACCTATTTCAATGTTAGAAATGCCACAACCATATTTGGATAATCCAGATGTTGGTCGTATAGCTTATATGCTTAAATCATTTATGATTAAACAACTTGACCTTGCAAGAAGAGGAATAGTTCAAGAATACAAAAAGGGTAATAAAATAAATGCTGTTAAAAATGCGACAGTTTTAGCAGGTTACTTATCTGCTGCAAACTTAGGTACTAGAATGGTAAGAGATGTCTTGTTAGGTAGAGAAGTAGACCCTGAAAGAATACCAACTGAAGCTATGTGGGCATTGACAGGGGTTTATGGTATAGACAAATACAGCACAGACAAATACTTAAAAGAAGGTAAAGTTACTGAATATGTAGTTAATCTATTTACTCCTGCAACCCCTATTATTGATGGTTTGTTCAAGGGAGGAAAAGAATTTTATGACTTTACTCAAGATGAAGAAGTAAACTTAGAACCTACTTTAAAAGCTATTCCATTAGTTGGACCTATTGTTTATAACTGGTTTGGTGGAGGAGCAGAAAAATATAATGAAAGGTTGGATGATTAAATGATACCTTTTGAAGTCATCACAATGCTTGGCTCTAGTTTATTTACTGGGCTACTTTCTATATGGTCACAAAAATCTAAAGACGCAGCAGATCAACAAAAGTATCTTATGCAAAGAGCAGAGATAAATCGTGCATCAGTAGAAGATGCAAGAAAAGATAATAGTCAATATCAATCTACAACAAGAAGATGGATGGCATTATTAGCTGTGTTTTTTATTATCTGTTTACCTAAGATAGCAGTATTCTTAGACCCATCAGTACAAGTACATCTTATGTATCTTGAGCAAGTTAAAGAGGGTTGGTGGATATTCGGCAGTATCGAAGAAGTAACAACATTTCAAGGAATATCAGGGATTGTAATTACTACAGCAGACACACATTTTTTAGCAGCGATATCAGGATTCTATTTCGGTTCTGCTGCAACAAGGAGATAACATGGTAGCTAAGAGATATCAAAGTAAAACAGGTGGACTTAACGAAGCAGGAAGAAAGTATTTTAAACGTACTACAGGTGCTAATTTAAAAAGACCTGTAACAGGTAAAGTCAAACCAGGATCAAAAGCAGCAGGAAGACGTGCAAGTTTTTGTGCAAGAATGTCTGGTGTTAAAGGTCCTATGAAAGATTCTAAAG